GTGGTCATCATCCATTGGATTAGTATCCATCCACACACCATGCCAAGTAGGTCCTCCATCACGTTGAGTCGGATATCTACCCACACGATGCGTAAGTCCGTCAATAACTGCTTTAGGAAGTTCTCTAGCTTCATTTACCCATGCTCCTGTTAATTCCAAAGATAGTAATTTTCGTACGTCTTTAGGTTGATCTAATGCTAAAAAGATAACTTCGCAATCAATACCCGCTGCTTCACCGCGAGATGGCAAACGGATATGATGAGTAATAGGTGGTGTATGTAACATGGGTCCAAAAGTATTCTCTGGAAATAAATCTATCCATGTTTTTATTGTGGTAGTTTTTAATTCAGGATAAGAGTTACGTACAATGACAAAACGTGTATAACGAATGCCATCTATAGGAGATGGTTTTTGTCTGACTGCGCGCATCATAACTTCTGCCGCACATGCATAGGATTTACCAGAACCTACTGGTCCCATTAATCCACGTACAAATGCATCAGACTGTAGAAAGTTCCATGTCGTAGGCGCTGTTGAAAAGTCTAAGTCTATCCCTGGCCCATGTATGGCCTTGGATGACATCTCTTTTGTTTTAGCCATCTATATCTTTAATTTCGAGTGCTAATAATTGATTAAGCACATTGATCTGCGCTTGCAATGCATCAATAATTTGTAACGCCTCATTTTGATAAATGTTATTTAATGCATAAACATCACGTAACTTTTGAATACGATCTTCTACATGATTTGGTGCGCTCATTAAATTCCTCCTCAAGTTGTAAACGATTTGCTACTAACATAATGTAACCAGCTATATCTACCCAATTGTCAGTATGATATGGATCTCCATAAAGAATACGACTAATCTTATGTACCATCATATCTAATGACTCTTGCATATCTGGATCTAACCTAACCCAGTTATTGTTTTCATTCCGCATGCTTTCTTTGATTGTTTGAATGAAAATACATTTAGACAAATAATCACCATGCGTTAATTGACGCTCATTCAGTATCTTTGTTATCTTGTCCTGTTGTTTCGTCATGGTCTATAATCTCTGGTGCGCGTATATTAATACCTAATACGCTAGGTTTATCTGATTCTTCTGGATTATCTAGTAAACCAGATGCTTTAGCAAGTAATCTAAGCACTCCGACCTTATCCCATAGTTCTATATCAAGAGTCGTGTAACTATTCCCCTCTTTATCCACCTTAGTATTTGACTTAATACTTTTAATGGCTTGCATAGCATGTTCTGGGATGTCTTTACTTGGTTTAACTTTAATATTGCCCTGTTCATCCCACTCCATAATGTCAGTAAGCTTTGTATTCGCCAAACATAGCAACGAATAACTAACTGCCTCACGATTCTGTTGTAAAGTGGTAGACCTTTCCAATTTCTTTTGCAAGCTACGGACACCGCCATAGCCAGCAAGAGAAGGGATTGGATTTTTCTTTTTAACTTCATCCATTAGAATAGCAAATCGTCAGGTAAATCTTGTAATTCTGACATAGGTCTTGCTTGAGGAAAGTTATTTGGAGCAGTAGATGTACTAGCAGCTACTTTAGGTTTGCCTAAACCTACAGTAATATACTCAGCACCACTATGACCACCTACTTTTTTAGAAACATTAAGATAATAAACAGTACCATCATGGGCTGCAAACTCTCCAGTCCAATCAGCATGCCAATCTTCTTTCTTATTCTTATTAACAAATGCAACTCCAGTACCTGGTTTACGTTCTTTTTGTTCAGCCATAGCTTTCTCCTTTATTTAATTGGCGTAACTTTGACGCGTTTACTCATACACTCATCACAAAGCCAGCGTCTATTTTTGCCATGTGATGCAATCTTCCATTTACCAGTACATGCTTTGTATTGGTAACATGTTGAACAGAATCTAGGACCAAGTGGACTAAGCTCTGCATTTTCATATACCGAAAACTTACTTACCATACTCACTAATAACAACCATAGCACATCCGCCTGGTCTTGGTTTAGCACGTGTAATGGATAACATATCAATTTGTGAGTCATCATCATATACATGTGCTGCCATTAATGCATCTAAAATAGCCTTAAGACAATTGTCGAGATCGAATCGTCTTTTACTCCTAGGGTGAATATACACAAATACATTAAGACGCTTATCATCCCAAGACTTAATATGTTGATCAATACAATAAGCCATGACAGCATTCTTGAAAGCCACACCTTCTTTAGAAATAAATCGTCTTTTTCCATTTGCTCTCCAATAAGTATTTACACTAGGTGGATAAGGCAACTCTAATATCATTTATAAAATCTTATTAAGTCTTGAGTTGAGATCACCCTCTTTAGAAAGATAGGCTTTAATCGCATCATTAATAATACTTGCCTTTGGTTTTTCTTGTTCTTTAGAAGCTTTACTTAATAACTCTACACTAGATGGTGTGAGTCTAACTAGAAATGGTTTTAATTCGGTACTCATTCGATCTCCTTATACTTGGTTAATTGCTTGACTAGCTTCTTCTTATCTTTATTTTTTGCCGGTGGTTTAGCATTCCTTAGAAATACTGGCAATATACAATCAATCGCTTTATACTCTTTTAACCCTGGTGGATCATCTTGCCATCCTGGTGACTTTAACTCTACATAACCCGCTTCTGCTTGATACTTAACTTTGTATTCATACTTGCCAAACTCTTTGGCCATGTCTTGCATCCACTTCTTAACATCCATCTTTATACTTTTTTTCTATTTCACCAGTAGATGGATTCAATTCATACTCTGCTAACTTTGCATAATCCTTACTATGCTTACTGATGGATTTCTCTAATGCTTTAAATGCTTTTTGTTCGGTACGGAAGATACGATCAAAGTGTTCATCAAAGATGTCTTTGTCGGTAAATGGTCTTGGTTTAGATCCTTTGCTCATATACGCAATATATATCAGACAGATATCTATGTCAATAGTATCCTTACCTTGACTTAAAATTAATTATCGCTTATATTAACTATTCGGGGCCATTACCCAGCCCTCCTAAATGTAGTAGCTGACAGATAGGGATAAACGTGTTTAATCGGTGGGTTCTCCTTAAGTGTTGCTCTCGGATGAGATCAAGTAACAGTATCGGGGATCTGACCACTGGGGATGTAGCGTAGTGCATTACATCTAAACTAGATAAACGAGAAGCTACAATCCAATAGGATTAGTAAGATAATTTAAACAATACTGTTTATTATCGGGTTAGGTCTATTATCGGCACGAACTCTATCATGGTCATCATCATTACATACAATCTTTTAGACTACACTCTGTTTGGTTTGTATTTAATATATATATTTGTAAAGGGCATCGTTAGGTAGGTTTGTTTCTGCTAAGACATGCACACTCACAAAAGATATCTGTTGTCAAGTGTTTTATAAATACTAGAGAAAAATTGAGTAAGGTACCCCTCGGTACAAGTGAGGGGGTGGGGGGAAGCATACCGCCTCTGAAATTGGTCATAGTGTACATCCACCAATAAATAAACCTTGAGTCCCTTGATGTATATGGGATGTTAAGATAGCCTTAATTAATTTAAGGATGCTAAAGGAACCTTAAGCCTTCTTGTATGATACGCTAAGAGCCTAGAGCCATGCTGGTTATGACTTCTTTAGGTGTTAAGCCTTCAGCTAACAGCCTCTCAGCCAATATGAGATCACTCTCTTTTGTTATAGTATTAAACAACCTAGTTAAGTCATCATCTCTATGAATACCTGATTCTTTAACCTGAGCTAGTATATGATCCGCTTCAATGCTATTGATTAATTTAGTATGTTTAATAGTTTCGGTTATATCAGCGTTAGTGAATTGAAACTCTTTTAAGTCATCATCTTTTATACTGTCATCATAGATAATTCTACGGGTATTACCTTTTAATAATGGGAAGTAATTATTTTCAGTTTTTATAATACCTTGCGCTTCTAACTTCTTTAAGTGTTTATGAATATTGGCCGGTGTACAGCCTAAGTCATTGGCTATAGTCTTTAAACTAACAAAAGAATAACCGCCTTTGTTACAATAGCTTGCCAATATAGCCAGCACTCTTAAATTCTCGCCTGATACTTTTCTATTCAAAAAAGCCTTCAAAGGTACTACACAAAACTTGCGTAGATCCTCATTTTTAACTGTCTTTAGCTTTATTTTATCGGGAATTTTATATTTGGATTCAATCATTTATCAATTATATCAAATTATTTTACATTTACCTATTGACAAATAGATATCTATTGATCCATACTCTTTTTAACGCTTCAGGGCGTTATTTTAAATTAACCAAAAAAGGTAAACAAAATGGATAAGATCAAGTTTTCAGAATACTTAACTGATATTGTAACAAAAGAAGGTGTTTTATCATCATGTTATTCAACGTTTCATAACTACTCTTTATTGAATCAATTGTTAGCATCAAGTCAATTGCAAGCCCGTGGCCAAAATATAGCGCCAATAGCATCATATAAAAAATGGCAAGAACTAGGTAGACAAGTAAAAAAAGGCTCAAAGGCTATCGCGTTATTAATGCCGGTAATAGTCAATAAAAAAGACGCGCAAGGCCAAAAGACCGATGACAAAATGCAATTTTTTATAACACGTAACAATTGGTTTTCTTTAGATGATACGGAAGGCGCTGAATTTAAGCCAGAAGTTAAAATAGCCGCATGGGATAAAGACAAGGCTATGGCCGCATTAAATATCACGGAAGCGCCTTTTGAATATGTTATTGGCAATGCGCAAGGCTATGCTAAAGACAGATCCGTGGCCATTAATCCATTGGCTATACTTCCGCATAAAACACGCTTCCATGAATTGGCTCATATAGTGCTAGGTCATACTAAAGAAAATGCGCTTATGAGTGATTCAGAAAATACACCAAAAAGCATTAAAGAAGTAGAGGCTGAATCAGTAGCATATATCCTATGCGAACTCTTAGGCCTTGAAGGTGTAAAAGAATCACGCGGCTATATTCAGCATTGGCTTAATTCTGATACGATACCGGATAAGAGCGCTCAAAAGATATTTGGCGCGGCTGATAAGATATTGAAGGCCGGTCAATAAGATCTTATAAGGCCTTAGCAATAGGGCCTTATGCGGTCAATTTGGCCATATTAATAAACCATGAAAGGTAAACAAAATGTATAAAATCAAAACATTCAAAACAATAGAGGCCCGCGATCTATGGCTTCAAAAACATGATGGCCTCATTCAGTTTGATGAGATCTTTATTAATAATGGGTATGGTGTAGAGTACCGCTATTTAAAAAAGGTCTATTAAAATGGGAACTCGATCATTAACATATATTTATGATGTTGAATCAAAGGCAAAAGACAAACCTTTTACGTGTATTTATATTCACTATGATGGATATTTAGAGGGCGTTGGCTTTGAACTTGCTAACTTAATAACCAATACATATAAAGATAACAATGGAATGCACTGTTTAGCTGGCTTATTAATATGCGGCTTAAAAGAAAATAAACCATGCAATGTTTATATATACCCGCCTGAACTTGATATAAATTCATGGCAAGAATATGAGTATCATATTTATAAAGACGTTGTTAGAGTTTATAAAGTAGATGCCAATGTTAAACATTCAATTTTTGAAGGTTCATACTTAGAATTTTATAATCATTGCAATGCAATAACACTTAAAAAGAAGGCGGCTTAATATGACTAACTTATTAAAGAACTTTATTTGGCTAGTATTAAGCTTCATAAGTGTTTATTGCTGGCTTTTACTATTGTTAGGATTCTAAAGTCATCTTTTAAGGCGTTAGCAATAGCGCCTTAATGGGCTAACTTTGGCCGATAAACCATGAAAGGTAAACAAAATGATTAACAATTCAATTAATCTTAACAGCGCCCTTTGGCAAGGCATGGAAAAAGAACACTTAGATTTAAATAATCAAATATCAGAGGCTCAATGGTCTAGATTTTTAGGCATGTATTCAAGTATATATGCGGATGAGGCAAGCGAGTTAGCTCAACGCCTTTTCAGTGAATACAAAATTAATTATCTTAACTTATATAAATAAACCATGAAAGGTAAATAACATGATAGCAATTAACAGCATTAATGAATTAAAAAAACACGTTGATGATAGCCCTTATAATGAATTTTGTTTGAAGCTTAATTATGGATTGAGATCTACCAAAAGAATCCAA